GGAATATGGATATTTTTATTCCCACGCCATCCAAATCCGGCAGACTTTGATGAATCAATACGCCGGAAAAAAGGGTTATTAGGATCACCATTGACAGCAGTCTCAAGATTAAAAGGACGCAACTCCTTCACTCCATCAGATCTCAATCCAGAAACAATACGCAAAGTAAGAACTGAAATAATCTTTTCAAGAACAACAGGATCAAGAGATTTACGCTGACATGACATTTTTTTCATCCCATTGTTAATAGGATTGCAATAGGGATTACGTCGAGCTTTCATCATTGGAGGTCCAAAAAACTGATCAGCAACATAACCAAGTTTCTCATGAAAAAGTGGATAAACACTCTTATTGAGATAACTCTTAGTCAAACGAGATTCTTGATTAGCCAAAACAGGACCGGGAACTTTCCCAAAATCTTCCAACCCTTGTAAATTCTCGAACCGAAAAGCAGACTTACTTGAGTGCGTAGAGAAGTCCAAATTAGGAACAACCTCCTCACAATTTTGCAAGAAAAGGCACCTAGATTTAATCTCCTCAATTGCTCGCTGCACGTCATCACGTACCAAGGGAGTAGCACGAGCCTCATCTGAGGCAAGACTTCCCATAGCATGAATAGCAACAATCTGATAACCAGTATCAACTCGATAACAAAGCGGTAAACCACATTTGCCTTCAGCATGATCTGGCCAAGAATAAACGAATGAATTGAGGTAAACTACCTCTCCATCAGCACTCTTAGCAACAGTGGGTTTATCTGAAAAACTAGCTTTCACTTGAACAGCATCAACAACAGCATCAGCCCAACTAGCATGAGATCGAGAATTGGTGACGTGCACCGCAACATTCGCAAACTTGCGAGTACGTAAGTGTATAACGCTCACGTCATTACGAAGATTCTGTATCAATTTAGGTGATAATACAACATTATCAGTTGGACAACCACCATGAATAGGATTAGAACCATTCAATGACATCATGATTGTAACATCCGATTCACCACCAAACAACAAATGAGTATTGGTAACAGCATACGGACCACACCATCCAAGAATGTACCCGTAACGAGCAACATTTCCTTTCAAACATGCAAAACGGACGATGCGACGTGACAATGAGGCATACATCTCCAACGGATCTCCATGAAATTTAGCTTTATCAACAATGATCCTAGAATTCCAGGTCTTTTGTCCATGAATTTCAATACGTTCTTCAGAACTTCCAGCGC